ATTCGCAGCGGGGTTGACCTTGAATGCGCACATAAACTGTCGTTTCCTGAGAGGGATAGGGAACAAACCGCCGCATATTATCAGAATTATATGTGCAAATTTCTGGGCGAACCAATCGAAAAACACTTAAAACGTGAAGCAGCGGAGGCGTTAAGAGCCGAGCAGGAAAAACAGCTTACGGAATCAATCATAAAAGATATAGGAGGAATCAACATGAATGGAGAAAGATTTGTTATGCCGAAGGACATTGACAAGGTAATTATCAGGACTAAGGACGGCAGAGAATTTGAGGGAGAGGTTAAGAGATCGGAGTACACGCCTGGACCATTCGGTAGAGTTGGGTATTCAGATTTGACCGTCAGAACCGAAGCACCGGCAAGAACCGGTCAGTTTGGTATCAAAAACGTGATTTTCAACAATCCGGCAACTATCGTCTATTGGGACGATGACACACGGACGATTGTTTACTGCAATGACAACGTGAAGCTGGTTAAGAAAGTCGTTGACGGCAAGGAAATCGAGGTTGCGAAGCCTATGAAAGCGGAAACGTACTCTGAGGAAGTCGGGCTGGCTATGGCGATCGCAAAGAAGCACTACGGAAATTCCGGTGCGTACAACAACATCTTCCGGGAATACATTCCGGGGATGAAAGAGCGTGAAAAGGCTGCGAAGAAAGAGAGAAAGGCAGCTAAGAGGGAGGTAGAACATGAGCAAATGCAATGAATATGAAAGTACATATATTGCAGAGAACCATGAACTGAAACGAAAAAATGCAGAACTGGAAGATATGGTCAAGTGCCTGCAGAGTGACAATAAACGGTTGAATGAACTCGAGGAAAAGTTGCGGTCGCAGCTTGCAAATGCTTTTCATAAAATCGGTACTGCGGGAAATGGAAGTAAAGAGGAGATTGACAGCCTCAAAAAACAGGTTGAAGAGTTGAACAGACGACGCAAAAAAGACAAAAAAGAACTGAAAAAGATGAAAAAGCTGCTATTTGAGCAAAATCAGCGTTACCAGGAGGACTGCATTACCATAAACCGGCTGAATACGACCATTGATGTGCTGACAGAGCGCATTGCGTCGATGAGGTCTGGAAGATAGCCTATGAAAAAGCTGAGAAATTATGATGTGACCTTTGAAATCTTGAAAATCGGATGCACCCGGACAGTTCGCGTGAAAACAACGGACAGTGTTAGCGCGGCACGGCTAGTCTATGCGAATTTCGGCGGAAAGAAAATCAAGGTTACATCGGCAAAGGTGGTAAAAGATGAACAGACCGATTGAAGTATTCAAGTCCCAGGAAGAATTGAACCATTGCCTGAAATGGTGGCAGCACCGGCTCTATTTGGACGGATGGATGATAAGGGCAAAAGTAGTAGATGAAATTGAGGATTGCGACAATGACGATGCTGTTGGGTTGAACACCTTTAACTTTGATGTCAGCCAATCCTATATACAGATTTTGTCTGAGGAATCCTTTGAAAAGAAAAATCCGTTTTGTGAGCATATCTGCATGGAAAAAACGCTTGTACATGAGCTTTTACATTGCCTATATGGATGGATTGATGGTAACGGAAGCTATGAGGGAGTGTATCTGATGGCAAAAGAGCACCAGCAGATTGAGCAGATGGCGAAAACGCTTATTATGGCAAAGTATAATCTTGATTACGATTATTTTGAGAGAGAATAGGAGAAAACCATGAGAAATCGAAAAAATGGTCTTTTGAGATTGATTTTAGTGGCTGTATTCACTGTTGCCGGATTTGTAGGAGCGGCATATGTAGGAGCGTGGTTGATGTTTGTTAAACCAATAATGGACGCGTACGCTGCATTTAAAGCAGGTGCAATTACTTATGCGATTATTTGCATAACCGTAACAAAATGCGTATTTGCAGGAAGCGTAAGCTCACTGTTTATTGCTTGCGGGTGCGCAGTAGGGAAATACTTTTTAAACAAATAAGGAGGGAAATCATGAAATCTAAGAGAACGATTATCATTATCTGTATTGTGGCGGCGACAGTACTTTTGATTGCCGGTATCTTTATAAGCACGAATAACCGTGCTATCTCACTGGAGGAGCAGATTTTGTCTGCGGATTCCGACATTCAGACGCAGGAGAAGCGGCGTACAGATCTTATTTACAATTTGGCAGACTGCGTTATGCAATACGATGAGTATGAGGCTGATACGCTTATAGGAGTGGTAGAAGCAAGGAATGAAAATGGAGGAGCGGCTGACATTGAGAATGTGACTACATCCATTGCGGCGGTCGCTGAGGCGTACCCGGAACTGAAATCGAATGAGAACTACAAGGAGCTGATGAATGAGCTGTCTACCACGGAGAATCTGATTTCTCAGTACCGTACATCTTACAACAACGAGGTCCGGTCATATAACAAATTCGTGAGAAAGTTCCCAAACAAGCAGATTCTTTCTGCGACGGGTTATGAGGTTATCAGTTATACATATTTAGAATACAGCGAGAGTGACCGGGAATCGGTAAGTAATCTATTTGGAGAATAGCCTATGAAACGGAAGGTGATTTACTACGGAGACGGATTTGAAATCACAGTCAGGGAGCTTCTTTTCAGCATTGCGATTGTTCTCGCTCTGCTGACATTTGGATTCTTTATCAGTGAAAAGATATACTCTGCGAGTGATGAGGCGAATCAGGAATACTATCAAGCAGTTAAAATTGAAAATGATTCTGAACTGTTTGCTTATGGGATGAGGACTGACATCGGGAATGCGTTCGTTTCTGGAACGCTAGAGGCGGTTGATCCGGTTTCCTACGATGAGCTGGATGGAGAGTACGCCTATGTGAAAAAGGTAAAGGAGAAATATACCAAACACACAAGGAAGGTTGCACATACAAGAACAGTCAACGGAAAAACACAGACCTATTACACGACCGAAACATACTGGACATGGGATAGGGTTGGAAGTGAGGAAATCAGTTGCACAAAGATCTCTTTTTGTGGGGCGGAATTTGATTATGGGACGATAGATTTTCCGTCTACCTATTGTGCCGACACTATCAAAGAATCAAGTTCCATAAGGTATAAATATTATGTATGCGACACTTCCTATGACGGAACTGTTTACGGTAGACTTGCGGATAACACAATAACCGGTGCGATATTTGTAGATGGGGAAAACACGCAAGAGGCGATGAAAACGCTGTGCAGTTATGGAATAGTCGCACAGGTCATATTTTGGATATTCTGGGTTTTCCTAATCGGACTTGCGGTATATGGATTCTGCTATTTTGATAATCAATGGCTGGAGGATAATTGATATGTTTATTGTGGATGCGGACAGATGCAACATTCTGAATGTGGATAATGTGATAACGATTGGCGTAAACGGAAAGAGAATTATTGCGACTACAAACACGGATGACATTGTAATCGGAGCATATTGCACTGTGGAACGCACTAAAGCGGTGTATGCAGAAATGCTCGAAGAAGTATTTCCACCGAACACATTGGTATTCCAGAATTGTGAGATTGCGCCGGAGGAATATCAGAAATTCAGAAACATTGAGAATGGAACTATCTGCGTAAGTGGACCAGATGCAAAAATGGAGCGGTACGATTGCGGAGTATATTATATGCCGGAAGAATAGGATGACTGAAAAGGATGGAGGAAGAATGATAAGTATATCTGGAGTAATTAGTACACTGATATGGGTTATTTTTATTGTGGCATACATTATTAGTGCATTACAGGATGCGAAAGCAAACAGGGATTGCCGCAAGGAAGTAGTTAAAATGAATACATTGCTTCTCGAACAGAATGAGGAGCTGATAAAAGCGAACGAGAACCTTAAAACGGTTATTGTGAGGGTATGCAGCAAAAGCGTCCGTGACAGAAAAGAGACAAAATCAGACCATAGCAGTGAGAAATAAAAACAGATAAATACATAATCAGAGCCATTGAGCCGCTGCAAAAAGGTGGTGGTTACAATGGCACCATTGACAAATAAAGGTATCATCATGCAACTGTTACAGTCTGATTTATCGGACCTGTCGGTGCTGACAGACCTTTTGGCAATGGCAATAGAAATTGAGAATGAGGATAAGGGACTTTCCAAGAAGGTCGCGTTAAAGGTGCGTTTCCGCGCTATGAAGCAGTGCGAGGAAACCGGCGCGGTTGCATTTTATGAATTGTACAACAATGCGCTGCTTTATCTTGCACAGTCGCACATGGACTTTGATTCCTACTTGCTATATGTGGAGAAAAACCGTGATCCGGAGGACAGATACTATCAACCGCGCCGGAATAAGATTTACTGGCTTGTACAGCAGATGCAGCGGCTTCTGGATGACGAACTGGATATACTGTCAATCAGTATGCCGCCCGGCACCGGAAAGACTACACTCGGAGAGTTTTTTATCTCGTTCGTGATGGGACATTACCCGAATACGCCAAATCTGATGTCCTCACATTCGGGGTTTATGACACGGATGTTTTATGATGCCGTTCTGAATATCATTACGAGCAACGAATACTGTTGGGGCGATGTATTCCCGGATGTAAGTTTTGAAAGCACCAATGCGAAAGAGGAGACTATCAACCTCGGAAGATGGCAGCCATTCAAAACCTTAACGTGCCGGCCAATCAGAGCGTCATTGACCGGTGTTACACGTTGCGAAGGATTTCTCTATATGGACGATCTTGTCTCCGGTATCGAGGAAGCATTGTCGAAAGAACGACTGGACAAGCTATACGGAGAGTACACCACAGATCTTAAATCCCGTAAGAAGAAAAAGGCGAAGGAAATCCATATTGCTACCAGGTGGAGCGTGCATGATGTCATCGGTCGGCTGGAAAGACAGTATGAAGGAAATGACCGGGCAATGTTCATTGCCGTACCGGACATTGATCCTAAGACTGGAAAGAGCAACTTTGACTATGATTACGATGTCGGATTTGACGAGAAGTATTTTGCGGACATGGAAGCGTCTATGGACGATGTTTCATACCGCTGCCTGTATAAGAGTGATCCGATTGAACGTGAGGGCATCCTATATCATCCGTCCGAACTACGAAGATATGTCGGAGGCTTGCCGGATAAAGACCCAGATTCCATACTTGCAATCTGCGATACCAAGGACACAGGAACGGATTACAATTTCCTCGGAGTATTCTACCAGTATGGAGAAAGCTATTATCTGGAGGATGTGGTATTTAAGAATATCGACCCGAAAACGCTGGATGAACTCAATGCAAATATGCTTGTCAGACATCATGTGCAGCAGTGCCAGTTTGAATCAAATAAAGAGGGCAGCCGGACCGGTACGAGAGTTGCGGAGCTTGTCAAGGAAAAGGGCGGCAGATGCCACATTACCAAGAAGTATACTACACAGAACAAAGAGACAAAGATTATCGTCAATTCCTCATGGGTTAAGGAACACGTTGTTTTCAAGGATTTCACGGAATACGATCCAAAGAGTGATTATGGTGTGATGATGTCTTATCTGTGCAGCTACACTCAGCTCGGCAAGAACAAACACGACGATGCGCCGGACGCACTTGCGATGTTCGCATTATATGTGGAGTTACTATTTGGAACAAAGGTAAAGGTTGAAAGCAGGGTAAAGCTCGGAATTTAGGGAGACATAATGGGGAGATACGCATTTCCGGAAAACTTAAGAAGAATCCGAAAGCAAAAAGGGATTACACAGGTAGAACTAGCAGAAAAGGTAGGTGTTACTCAGACAAGCATATCCTATTACGAGCAGTGCATTGAGTACCCGACCATTGATAGAGTGTATGATATTGCTCGGGCGTTGGATGTAACAATCGAAGCGCTAATAACTGCACAATGAAAACTTACCAAAAGAGAAAAATAATTGGTAAAAACTTGCAAAATATTTACTTTTGGTATTGACAACTCTCCAAAAGTAAATATAATAAAAGATGAAAAGAGAGTGACACGAACAGCAATAATTAACAATCAACTGCTAATTGATAACGTTAAGTGTCATGTACGGTGTCAGATTGAAAAATCTGATACTGACATTATTATACCACCTCACATCGTCCGCACTGCCATGAAAAAACAGTGCGGACTCCCCTTTGATAATATGCAGAAATGGACCATTAGCTCAGTTGGCTAGAGCGGTCGGCTCATAACCGACTGGTCATAGGTTCGAGTCCTATATGGTCCACTTTCAGGAGGACAAAATTATGTATATACCTGAGTTTTGGTGCGGGGTAGCCGCAACCATAATAGTAGAAATCGTAGGAATCATCGTATGTGCGGCATACGACAGCCACAAGAAGAAGGGAGGAAAATGAAAATGAACAAGACACAACTGGTAAATGAAATTGCAGATAGGGCAGGGATCTATGGTGCACAGGCTGAAAGAGCATTAAATGCATTCATTGAGGTTGTCGGTGAAGAACTCGGAAAAGGCGAGAAAATCCAGGTAGTAGGATTTGGAACATTTGAGGTATCTGAGAGAGCTGCAAAGACTGGCAGAAATCCGCAGACCGGAGAAGAAATTCAGATTTCGGCTTGCAAGGTTCCGAAGTTCAGACCTGGAAAGGCACTGAAAGATAGAGCGAACAGTTAAGAAAAGGAGCGAGCTTGGTGCAGAGTGGTGGTCCGATTCCACCTGTGGGCGTGGCTCTGACGAATGACGTGCCCACCGCTCGTTATGCGTACTTAGCGATATCAATGAACGCTTCTTATGGGTAGGTATGCCTAGCGGCGAGGGCAAGAGACTGTAAATCTCCAACATCAGAAACACCGGTGGTTCGATTCCACTCCTACCCATTTATGCTCGGTTAGTCAAGAGGCTAAGACATCGCCCTTTCACGGCGGTAGCAGGAGTTCGATTCTCCTACCGGGTACTGTGCGGGCAACCGTGAAGATTCCCCGATCTTACACGACTTCCGCACAAAATCTGCTTAGAGTTATACTACCTGTTTGATCGTCAGGTGGTATATGTCTCAGGCAGTGGTCAAAAACATTATTGCAATAATGCCTACGATAGCATAATTGGAAAGTGCCGCGGTGATTACCGTAGTAGTAGTTTGGTTCGATTCCAAACCGTAGGACGAGCAGAGTTGTTTACTATTTTCTTGACCCAAGCTCCAAAGTGGGAATGAAAATGGCGGTAGCGAGATTCCGTGACCATCAAGTGCTTTTACATGGCAGAGTTTCAAGAAAACTCCGCACGTGGAAACTTACTGCTTAGAGTGCATTGGCGATACAGCGATATAAGCGGCGGTGGAAACTTCCGAGAAAGAACATTGTTAAAGCCGGAGAGGGCTGAATGGTGCGAGAACTCCGTAAAAAATGAAATACCATCATGTTGCAGAATGTCCGACAGTGGCACCATCCAAGCTGCTGCCGGACAACATTCGGATGTAGTTCAGTTAGTAGAATAGTTGGATGTACACCAAAAGACGGCGGTTCAATTCCACCCATCCGAGTTTCGCTCCAAACCATTAAGGGCTACTCATGGGTATTATGAGTAAAGCATGGCAAGGACGTGAAAACGTAAAGCCGGAAAGGAGAAAAATTATGCCCGTATTTTGGATATTGGCAGTTTTGTTTTGTATTGCAATCTGGTTTTTGGGTTATTTTTTGTATAAACCAATTGGCAAGTGCATCAAAAAGATATTAGGAAACTCTTTAGAGGCAATGAAAGACGAACAGGAGGAAAAAGAAGATGGGAAAAAATAAAGGTTTTATTGGAGCGGTGGCATTTGCAGTGATAATAGTCATTGCATTTATACTTTTGTGTGGAAGCATAAAGCGCGTTCCTGCCGGATATGTGGCTGTTCAATACAGAATGAACGGCGGCGTAAAAGACGAGGTTCTGACGCAGGGATGGCATATTGTACCTCCAACGACGCACACCACGCTGTATACGGTCGGAATTGAGCAGAGTTATCTAACTGCAGGTAAGAACGGTGATTCTAAAGATGATGAGAGCTTTACGGCGAGCTCGTCTGAGGGAAAGGCTGTCACAATTGACCTGACGTTTACATATCAATACAACCAGGATGAAGTTGCCCAGGTGTTTACGAAGTTCAAAGGACAGTCGGGTAAAGATGTGCGCGACAGTTTCATCAAACCAAATATCATCTCATGGACAAAGGAAGTCATTGCGAAATATAAAGTCGCTGATATTCTCGGATCAGAGAGAGCAAACGTGAATATTGCACTCACGGAATACCTTGCAGATAAGTTTACAAATTATGGAATAACAATCAGCAACGTGTCACTTATCAATGTTGAGGTTGACGAGGAAACCCAGGAGGCAATCAACCAGAAAATTACGGCACAGCAGAACGCGGAAACACAGGCAATCAATAACCAGACCTCTATTGACAAGGCGGAGGCAGAGGCAAAGGTAAAGACAACAACCGCGCAAGCCGAGGCGGATGCACTTCTGATTGAGGCGCAAGCAGAGGCAGAGGCTAACCGACTGATTCAGGAATCCCTTACTGAAAATGTCCTTACCGAGAAATATATTGAGAAGTGGGACGGAGAATTGCCTACATACATGACTGGTTCTGATACATCTACTCTGTTTTCAATCGGAACCGATTCAGAAAATACAAGTGAATAAAAATACGGTGCATCGAAGCAAAGCAGTAACCAGATGCTTAATGATTCGAGGCTAGGTTGCAGAAACCGGTGGTACGGAACATATGCCATAGACGTAGAGATTGCGAAGTAAAGTCTGTACAAAAATCAGAACGCCGTATCAAAGTGCGCGATATGCAATCCAAGTAAGAAAAAGAAACGCACTATCACGATAAAGGAAGGGGGACATATGAGCATGATCGTCTCATTATGTTTGGGTATCATCGTTTGCCTGCCTATAATCCTTGTCGGAATTACGAAGTCCAGAAAATCGGCACTGGAAATGTGGAATTACAATCCCCTGATATCGTACTCCATAATTCCGAGTAGGCATGAGAAGTGTATTAAGTCCATGATTGAAAATTATGTGTGATTATAATGCTTATGTTTATCAGGTAGCGCGTAACTTTTGGTCATGGACGGCAATCAAACAACTCACCATGAAGCTGATAAGGGCGGCAGCAGATGACTTGCATAAAGCCGCCCTTTTTAAAAACAAGGTGCATTGCCGTAATGGTAGCGGAGCTGGTTGCTAACCAGTCATGCAGAAATGCATTATAGGTTCGATTCCTATATGCACCGCTATGTGGCAGTATTCCACCGGTGGAGGATGTCACAGAATTGAGTCCTGACTTCGGACGTTAAACCAGTTGGGTTTGAGAGATTTCCCGAAAGATGTCATCTATCGGCATTGATAAGTGTACGATGATATTTAATCAAGTCCGTCGGTTGTTCGTCGTGTCGTAGCGACCCGGAAAGGAAGAAGTAGCGAGGAACGACATCAGCAAAAATTCCAAAGTAGTCTGAGGGCGAGACTACATTATTGCGTGGTAGTTTAATGGATAAAACAATAAGCGGTGTCATGTATGTGGCACGGACAGCGATTTACTCTTTTTTCTATGGACAAGAAAAGATGGGGGTTCGATTCCCTCCCACGCAACGCATCGCAAGGGTGAGCGATTAACAAAAAAACTTCCGTTCCAAAGGTATAACGTAAACCAATTCCTCATACGTTGCGTGCCAAGAAAAGTGGCGTATGTTAAGCGTGAATGTTCTTAATGGCAGAGAACAGTAGTAGGGCAAAGCAGTCTTGCAGGAGGAGACTGCATATCAGGGCGGTAGCTCAGTGGTTAGAGCAACGTATTATTGTTTCATGTTTGTGGAGCATACAGCAATTAACTTTTGCTTTGGGAGCCGTAGGTCATGGGTTCAAATCCCATCCGCCCTGCTTTGAGTGAGGTAGCTCAGGTGGTAGAGCACGAAAGTACATCGAATCATGTTCTGTGGTTCAATCAGCAATCAAATACTATCCTCTGCAAAAGGCGATGTCGTTGGTTCAATTCCAACCCTCACTCATCAAGGCGAAAAATGCATTGTATGTAACGCAAATGTCCTTGTAAAACTATAAATATGCGTTTGGGCGAAAACGCGATGCCCTGACAAAATAGCGTTACGGTCAGGATAGGGTAGCTTAGCTGGTAGAGCACAAGCGCAAAAGCGTAAAAAAGAATCATGACGTAGTGATTCTCTCAGCAACATTATCTTGGTGTCATTGGTTCAATTCCAATCTCTATCCTGACTTTTGACGATGTAGTGCAATGGGCAGCACCGCAGCACTGTTTAAGCGCGTCATGGCGAAGTGACGCAGGCGGCAATTTACAAAACATTCCAAGCTGCAAATTGAGGTTCGATTCCTCACATCGTCTTTATGGTCCCATATCCGGTAACGGCAACCGGACCGTCATGCTTGTGGCGGAGTGAAAACACAGCAATCCATTCATTATCAGTTCAAATCTGATTGGGACCATTAAGGGGCGCTCACAGCAATCATTTGGATAAGACTTTTAATCTTACACCCATAAAGCGTCCTGCGGAAATAGTGATCCGTACAGCAAATAACATGGTTAATCAATCGCCTTAAAGGAACGAAAGAGAAACGGTTCAATTCCGTAAATCGGATCATGTAAAACATAACAACAATTTGATAGTGACGCTTACAGCGATTAGGAATCGGACTAGGAGCCCTATTGACAAAGAGCGTCATGGAAAGAGAGGAAAACATGGGATTTGCAGAGGCAATGAGGGAGGAAAGCAAGTTTACGAGAACAGAAAACGGTGCTGTGGCGTTGAATACCACAAGCAATGCGTTGTTAGACCTTTTTGGAACTATCGGGTCGCTGAGAGAGGCGGACGATAACCGGATTAAGACTTTGTTCGCAGAGGCTTACAACCAGGATGCGTTGTTTACAACCAAGATTTTGTTCTATGCAAGGGATATTCGCGGCGGCTTGGGAGAGAGAAAGACTTTCCGCACGTTACTGGTATATGCAGCAAACAACCACCCGGAGGCAATCAGACCGAACTTAGACCTTATTGGAGCGTTCGGCAGATGGGATGATTTGTATTCACTGATCGGCACACCACTGGAATCTGATATGTGGGCTGCAATGAAAAAGCAGTTCGAGGAAGATTTGAAGAACTTGAACGATGGCAATGCCATTTCTCTGCTTGCGAAGTGGATTAAGACGGCGGATGCGAGTTCTCCGACAACAAGAAAACTCGGAATCCTGACAGCGCAGAAACTTGGCTATCCAGTTTACAATTTCAAGCGTATTGTCCGTGCTATGAGAAAGCAGATCGACATTGTAGAGGCGAAAATGTCTGCAGGAAAGTGGGACGAGATTACATACTCAGCAGTTCCGAGCCGGGCGATGATGATTTACCGCAAGGCGTTTATGAGGAATGACGAACAGCGGTTTTCCGATTTTATCAATAAAGCGGAAAAGGGCGAGGTAAAAATCAATGCGTCTACCTTATATCCGTATGACATCGTGGAGAAAGTCCTTTACGGCGGTGAGAGCAGCAAGGTGTTAGAGGCACAGTGGAAAGCACTGCCGGATTATGTGGAGAAAGGCACAAACGCACTGATTATGGCAGATGTGTCCGGTTCCATGAAAGGAAGACCTATGGCAACATCTATTGGTCTGGCGATTTACTTCGCAGAGAGAAATACAGGGGCTTACCACAATCTGTTTATGACATTCTCCAGCGAGCCGGAAACTGTTGTATTGAAAGGAGAAACGCTTGAACAGAAGATTTACAATGTGAGCCGGGCAAAATGGGACATGAGTACAAATCTGAAAGCTGCATTTGACAAGGTTCTGGAAATCGCAGAGGATAACCACATTACACAGGATGAAATGCCAAAGGCAATCGTTGTTATCTCTGACATGGAGATTGACCGCTGCGGAAATAAACAGTGGAGCTTTTACGA